GGGAGCTGCAGTGACAGGGCACGCACGGCTTCGGCGATCGACGACACGTCGAGGTCGACCGACGCGCCGTAGCGCTTCTTGGCCAGTCCGTAGAAGTGGATGGTGCGGTAAGCCATTACAGGGTCTCCGGCAGGTCTTTGTGTCGGACGATGAAGTCGAGCTTCGGCCCCCACACATGCCCGAACTGGCGAAGCGAGAGCTGCCCGCCCGCGTGGTGAATGAATTGCTGATCGTCAATGAAGACGCCGGCATGGTTACGCACGAGCGGGGAGTGCAGGCGAGTGATAAAGCAGTCGCCCTTTTTCGGTGCATCCCGTTGCACGCGCTTGAAGCCACGGCTTTCGAACAGGTCGATATAGAGGTCGAATTCTGCAACACCTGCGTCGCTGACATTCTTCCACCATTCGCTATCGCGCGGCACGTCGTCGAAATGGATGCCCTGCAGACGGTGCCAGTCGCGCACCAGGCTGTAGCAGTCGTTGACACCATGCAGGAAGACGCGGCCGAGCAGCGGGCGTATAGGCAGGCTGTCTCCCCACCAGATCGGGTCCGAGGTATGGGTAGCGTCGGCAATCGAGATGCCCCACGGTACATCGCTGGCGATCTGGCTTTCCATGTCCAGCTTCGACGGTGCGTTATCTGCCATCAGGGGCTCGCCGCGCTGATCGAGTTCAGGACCAGGCGTATGGCTGTGCACGATGCCTTCGATCTCGTCGGCTATGTCCTCGTAAATGTGCGAGCTGAACGCAAAATGCCTGTCCGGCGTCTCGGAGATGTTCTCCACCGGCAGGAAGCGGTCACCGCGCAGAAAGAGGCCGCATGCCTCGTTTGGCACCTTCTCAAGTGCGTGGAGGCGCCAGGCGGCCAGTGCTTTCGGGTGGCTGGAATTCAGGCCGACGTCATGCGCGCACGCGAGAGACGCCGGGGAAACCACCGAAGGGATAGTTAGCATTGGGTCCAAACCTCTTCTTGCAGCATGTGTCGAAGCGACGCGACGGCGTGTCGTTGTCGCTGGTCGTGGGTGCGCCGTTCTCGTCGAAGGAGCCACGTGCGCCGGTGTAGGGGCACTGGACCCCGGTATAGTCAAAGTGATCGCCCTTCCAGACGCGATAGCGCCACAGGCAGTAGTCGCGAATGACGGTACGGCCCGGCAGCTCGACGCCCTGCTGGTCCATGGCGGCCGACAGCTTCCATTCGACCTGGAATTTGGTGTGCTTGGTCTTCTGCTCGAAGACGTAGATATCGGGGGCGAACATGGCGGCCGAGTTCGCTTCTGCGCCGCCGTCAAGGAACTGGCTGTAGGTCTTGATGCGCGTGAACTTGGCACCGATCAGGTCGTCATATTCCTTGGCGATGCCAGAGACGAAGCGCGTGGCATTGCTGATCTTGACGGTCGGTTGCGGCAGCGTGCCCTTGCCGGCCCACTCGAAGCCGTCAGCCTCGACGTCGGCGTAGACGAAATCGACGCCGCCAAACGTACAATTGCCGCTCGGGCAGAACGCCCATTGCTGGTTAACGCCGATCGGATTGAGATCGACGATAAACAACTGCACCAGTGCACCGGGTTGCAATCGCTGCGATGCACGCTGAATGTCCGCTTGGATATACATTACGGGGCAAAGACCTGTGTGAAAGTTGCCGAGACTGTATCGTGAATGGGGCCTACATGTATAGTCCGCCACTTTTCGCAGGTCCACATCCTCGCCACGTCCTGATCTGGCGGCGTGTAGTAGAAAGCCTGCCAGCCTGCGCGCTCGATGAAGAAATCCGTCAGGACCTTCGCCTCTTCGCGCGTGAGGTTTTCAAATGACACCGAGTATTCGGCGGTGATCGAATTGAGGCCGTCTCCGGCCCGCTGTGCATAACCGTTGCCGAACTGCGCCTTGAGGACGCGGGCGACCTCGTCGCGGCCGGAGCCGACGGAAATCTCGACGTCGTTCGGTAGGGGTAGGTTTGGTGTGGTCATGGCTTATCGTCCTGCGAGGAGGCCGCCAGGGCGGCTCTGATTGATGAACCATTCGGTCATGTGCTGATCGACGGCGGCACCCACTTGGCGCGACATGTTGCGCTGATGCTCCTCGTCCTTCTGCCGATCGCCGGAGGAGCCCTGCGTCTGGATGCTGATCGGAATGGAGATGTCACCGATAGACACGCCGCTCTTGCCGCCGCTGCCACCTGCACGGTGGCTGGTAAAGCCGCCCGCGACCTGGCCGGCTTCATAGGCCTTGGTCTCTTCGCGATTGAGCACACGCTCGCCCTTGAGGCCGATAAACGGCACTTCGTCGGGACCGAGCTTGCCGCCCGTGTGGAAGCGCTGTGCGCCGGCAAAGGCAGAGAGTGCCGCCGACTTATAGCCGGAGGTGTAGGAGCCGATCTTTGCGCCGTCATGGCCAATGCCGAACAGCGAGCTGATGAAGCCTCCGCCGCCCGTGGCAAGACCGCCTCCGCCGCTGGAGCCAAGCGCTCCTATGACCGCCATGATCACGCTGGAGAACTGGCCGAGGCCTGGAACGACAGACGATAGCGGGCCGAGCAGGGCACCTACACCCTGACCGAAGTTGCCGACCTGCGGCGTGGCCGTTGTGGTGCGTGCCTGCACTTGCTGGAACTGCGGCGCAGCCGTGGCAGCGGAGTTGCCAGCCCCTGCTACCGCCTGATTGAGCTGGATGTACTGCTGGGCTGCCTGCTGGGCAGACGCGACCTTCTGCGCATCGCCAGAGGCCTGTGCCGCCTGGAGCTGCTGATTGAGCTGATTGGCATTGGCTGCCTGCTGGGCGCTGCCGTTGACCTGGATATTGTCGAGCTGCTGCTGGGTCTGCTGGACCGTCTGGACCTGCCGCTGCATCGACTGGACCTGAATTTGGTTGACCTGCTCGGACGTCTGGCGTGCCTGCTCGACCAGTTTCGGGCCGTTGTCGCCGATGGACTGGTTATAGGTGCTCATCGCCTTCGACGGATTGTCCTTCAGACCTTCCCACGTGCCGCCGAGCTTACCGACAAGGCTGCGATCGAGACCGTTCTGCTGCAGGTAGCTTTCGAGACCCGAGCCAAGGCCGGAGCGCTGCTCGGCGATGCGCCAGGCCATTGCACGCTGATCGTCTGGCATAAAGCCGCCACCGCCGAAGTCGCGGTAGGTCGAGCCGGTGATCTGGTAGGCGCCTGCGGCCGAGGAGAAGCGACCGTCCTTGGTCGGCTCCAGAATGTTCGGGTGGCCGGCCGACGGATCGAATGTCTTGCCGGGCGAGCCGACGCCGCCGTAGCGCACGTCATATCGACCGCCGCTCTCAACCGAGGCGATGGCATCCAGGAATGCGTTCTTGGCCTGGGATGCGCCAGCGCGAATGCCGGCGACATAGTCCGAACCGATGCCCGACGAGCCGAGCGAACTGGGCGAGCCCGCTGCACCCCGTTGCACTGCGCCGACCGGGGCCGTGAGGCCAGTACCGGTGACCGTGCCGTTGACGACGACGGTGTTGGCCGTGACCGTGGCTGTGGCCGTCGTGATTGCACCTGCGGCGTCTTTGCTGCCACCGAAAATCTTGTCCAGGCCGGTGCCCTTGAAGGCGTTGGCCATGATGTTCTTGAAACCGGCAGACAGCATCTGCTTGGCGAAGCCCTTGACCATGTCACCAAACGAGGCGTTGCCGTCCACGACCAGGTCGGCGAGGTTGTCAGCAATGCCGTTGAGCGCCGTGTTCCAGGCGTCCTTGACCTTGTCGGCCAGCTTCAGATTGTCGTCGATGAAGTCGTCGAAGCCCGCGCGGATGCCGTTGAGCGGGTTGCTCTCGTAGGCTTCCTTCAGCTTCTGCAGCGCGTCGTATTCCTTCATGTACTGGTCGACATACTGCTTGGCATCAGCAATACCTGCCTTGCGGGCTTCACGCTCGACTTCGAGCTGGGCCGTCAGACGGTCCCGCGCCTGCGCACCGAGGCCGATGACCGCCGCCTCGTCCTTCAGCTTCTGGATGCGTTCGTTCAGCGCTTCTGCGAATTTGCGGACCTGCGAAGCGTCGTTCGCACCTGGCTTGTTCGGGTTGGCGAAGTCTGTCTGACCACCCTTGGCAGCCTTTTCCGCCTGTTTGCGCTCTTCTTCGAGCTGCTTGGCGCGGGTGGTCACTTCGTCCATCGATTTGATGGCACCGGACTTCAAATCCTCGATCAGCTTTTCGGCGCTGTCGACGAAGGTCTTGACGTAGTCTGTCGAGAAGTTCTCGGCGATCTTGTCTTTCACTTCGGCGAAGTTCTTAGCGACGACTTCTGTCAGGTCCTTGGTCGGGCGGTTGAACGCCTCGCGCATGCCATCGAAGTCGAGCGTCATCGCATCGCCGATGCCGTCGGCCAGGTTGCCGAACAGCGACTTGGCATTGTCGACCATGCCCATGAAAACGTCATAGACCGTATTGCCGAGCGCTACGAAGACGTCCTTCACCGAGATCGAAAAGGCGATGAAGGTGTTGACCATGTTCGTCGTAGCCTTAGCGGCTGCCGATATCATGCCACCGAACAAGGTAGCAGCGCCATCGGCGACGATACCGATGCCGGCGAGGATGTCCTGCACGGCCTGAGAGAAGCCTTGCCAGACAACCTGGAGCGCGTTCTTGACTTTCTCCCAGATCGCCATGACCAGATCGCCGACACGTACGGTGTCGTCACCCCACTTGAAGGTGGCGTCGCGGAATTCATAGAGCAGCGTGACCGCCGTGATGATGGCACTGGCGATGAATAGTAGCGGGTTAGCCTTGGTGATCGCGTTGAACGCAGCCATGGCGATCGAGGAGGTGCGGATGGCTGTGACCAGTGCAGCGAAGCCGCCGACGAGCGCAGCAACACCAGCAGCCGTGCCAATGCCGGCGAGCGCGGCAGACAGCACCTTTGCCTCAGTCGATCCATCCTTGATGTGGGAGACGAGGCCGGCAATGCCGTTGACGCCGTCTGTCAGCGTCTGGGTCATGATGCGCAGGGCTCCGCCCACGCCCGCATCACCGAGCGCGTTGGCCAGCTCTTCGCCGGCGGACTGTAGCTGACGAAAGTCGCCTGTCAGGTTGTCGCCAATGATCTTCGCGGCCTGTGCAGCCGTGCCGCCGGCCTGGCGTGTTGCCTCTTCGTATTTGCGCAGCTTCTCGGGCGCAGAAGACAGAAGGATTGCGGCGCGTCCGCCTTCCTCGCCGAAGATGCGCAGGCCCTGGCCGGCCGTCATGCCTGCGTCGTGCAGGCGGGTGAACGTGCCGATCAGGTCCTTCGGGTCGAGGTCCTTGATCGACAGGCCCATTTCCTTCAGTGCCTGCGCAGCTTCCGGCGTCGGCTTCAGCATGCGCGCAATGACCTGCTGGAGCTGCGTACCCGCCATAGAGCCGAGCGTGCCGGCATCACCGACGACGCCGATCGCAGCCGCAAGGGTATTGAACGACACGCCGGCAGCATTGGCGACCGTACCTGCGTACTTGAAACTTTCGCCCAGTGATGCGGCAGAGGCGGCCGAGATGTTATCGACCTTCGCCAGCACGTCCACGACGTCGGTCGCACGGCCGGCACTGATGGCAAACTGGTTCATAATTGCGCCAGTCGTAGCGGCTGCCTCGCCGAGATCGATGCCTGCCACGAGCGCGAAGTCGAGGGACGACTTGGCGGCGGCCATGGCCTGCTCGACAGTGAAGCCAGCACGGGCGTAATTGATCAGCGCCTCGGCACCCTGGGAGGCAGAGAATTCCGTCGTCGCACCCATCTCGCGGGCAGCCTGCTTGACACGCGCCATGTCGGCCTCGGTCGCCTGGGTCACTGCCTTGAAGACAGAGAGCTGGCGCTCAAGGTTGGCGAAGGCCTGCACCCCCTGGATCGTGAGCATGGCAGCGGAGAGACCAGTCAGAGCCGCGACGGCTGTCTTGACGGTAGAAGAGAAGGAGGAGACGTCTCGTGCCCCGTCCCTGAAGGGCTTGCCGGGATTGACCTTGTTGGCCTTGTCGTTGAGGCCCTTCAGCGCTTCGCCGGCAGCCTTGCCCTGGTTCGCGACAGATTTGAGGTCGCCGCCAAACTCGCGGATGGCGGCCTTGGCGGCGTTCCTCATTTTCAGGATGAAGGTGATTTCGCGATTGGTAGGCGCCATGATCAAAGGACCTTCTTAGCTCGTGCTCTTCTCTTGGCGTCCTGCTCTCGACGGTGATTTTCGATCAGGTCGAGCGTCTGCTCCATCACTCTAAAACTGTCGACCAGGGCGGCTGGCTGTGAGCCGGTTGCACCCTCGTCGTAGAAATGACCCTTCTGGAAGTTCCGGAAGCTCCAGAAGAGCTCGCCGTAGAAGACAGGGTCGTCCAGGATTGGGCGGCGAGGGCAGGTGTGCATATCCTCGCCATCCAGAGTTACCGGGAGCTTGGCGTTGCCGTTGCACCCCCAGTGGGTCTTCTGGGAAGCCGTGCACCGGCCGCAGTTCCTCTCGGGGAGGAGTTCTACGGCTAGGACGGCTTGGCGGAGTTTTTTACGTCAGCTACCGACAGTTCGTTGCCCTTGATGATCTCGCCGGCCAGCTCGTCGATGAGCGCCTGCGGGATTTTCTGCATGACGGTATCGGCGACGATCTTGTAGGACTGGCCGCCGTGGCGACGCGAGACGGTCTCGAATGCGATGTCGTTTCCTGCCTCGTCGCGGAAGCGCTCGAAGCCCTTCAGGCCGTACTGGACGCGCTGATAGTTGACTTCGGAAGTGTTGATCGCGGTTTCGACTTCTTCGTCCGGGGCATTGGCGTCGACAACGAAACGGGTCGTCTGGTCCTTGATGCGGCCGGCCGTGCGGCTGTCGAGCGTGCCGATGAGCCAGACGGTTGCCTGGTCGGTGCCCCTGTCTTCGTCGTAGACGCTTTCGTACTTGTGGACAGCGTCGAGCTTGAGTGCCTTGATGGCCATAGGTCTTCCTCAGTGAGAGAATGCCCCGAAGGGCAGGTTTGCAACGGGTTGCAACTGGCAGATCATTTGTCCGCCAGATGCTTTTCGATACGCGTCCCAGGGTTTCGATTGACGATAGCCTGGGCTGCTCCACGGGTTAGCTTGACGGCGATGACCTTTTCGTTTGGCTCGCCGTCACGCGCCACGTTGTTCTTTTGGAGGACGACGTAGGTTTTCACCTGCATCGTCCCGTTGGTATGGCCCACTATAGTCTCCTACAAGTGTCGCCCCTGTTAGCAGAAATAGAAGTTAAACTCGTCGTTGCCCA